ACAGAACTGTTTTGTAAAGTTGATTCAGTACTGTCATCTGTAGTTCTATTAACTCTGATTGTTACAGGAAAAGAAGTTCCAGAAGGTAAATTAATTTTATAATCTCTAAAATAAGTGCTGGCAGTTCTTCCTTTTACAGTGTCGGTTATAACTGTTGTTGTAGTGCCATCATTTTCAATAGTTTGAATATTTAAAGAAACTTCAGCACCATCAATATCACCATCATCTGTAAATTCTTGAAGTTGAGGAAAACCAATAGTTACTCTTACAGCATTAATAGACGTGTTTGTTATTGATCTTGAGACAGGTGTGGCTTTTGTGACCGCTACACCAACAGCATTTTCTGTTTCACTTGCAGCTATACCTTGAATTGCAGCCTGATCAGAAGTTCCAAATCTAGGCTCAAATGATACATTAGGAAAATTAAAATCTGCACTAGATGGACTTGTACCAGCCGATTGTTGTAGAACCTGAGTTCCATTTAAAAAAACATCCTTAAGAGCAGAGGTATTATATTCTGTTGAACCTTGTGATCCTGTCGCAGATGGAAAACCAGATATAATCCCCTCTCCCAGCAATTCCATTATTGTTAAAAATTGCTTTGAAGCTAGTACATCATCCGTTACGGCTGGATCAGTAAGTCTAGTATTCTCGTCAAAAGCTGGAATTGTCATGTAACTGTACCTTCAACTTGAACTGTATCGACTCCAGAACTAATGACAATAGATCCTGTAAAAACTTCTCCATATATAATCGGAACGCTAACTCCACTAATACTGACGTTTTGAATCCCAGAAAAAGAATATGAACCAGCCATCTGAGGGTCAGTATCTCCAACAGGTGATGGGCCTTCCATTACTGCTGGAGTAGGAGCGATCAAAGAAGTTATTCCATCTATTGCTAATGAGTTGACTGTAGCTGTTGTAATAGCACCAAGAATCCCTGTTGTTCCATATTCTGCAGCAATGGCTCCTCCTACTGCAAGAGCCGCACTTCCTACAGCAGATGCACCAGCAACAACAGCACCACCTACAGCAGCAGCAGTGCTTATGGCAGCCCCAGCAACAGCAGTTACAGCAGTAGCAGCAGTAGAAACCACAGCAGCCCCAGCACTAAAAAGACCAACAACGGCTGGTATTGAACCAGTAGCAACAGGGATAATTTGAATATCTCCCTTGCCTTTCATAAGTAAATAATCAAGAGAAACGTCTAAATTATTCATTTTTATTTTGTATGATTGATTGCTCATATGATTCTCTACTTCTGGAAAATTACATAACAAAAATCTTATAGCCTCTGCTGGGCTTGAAACAGCCGCTTCAAAATATGAAGAACCAAGAAATTTTCTTAATCTTCCATAGACTCTTATAGTTTTAAGTTTCATATCTATAAACTCCTCGCAATGCTTTTTGATAGTTTAAATCAAAAGGTTCTCTGCAACTTAATTTTTTTATATTATGATTCAAAATCATATTATCACCAATATAAACAGCTACATGATCTAAGTTTTTTGTGATTGATTGAAAAAGTAAAACATCCCCTACTTCTATTTGATCATAGTTTGTTTGTTTTAAAAAATTTAGTTTTGGTAAAGCATTTTCAAATTCTGGATTTGCTAAAAAATCTTTTATTTTTTTAGGTCGATTCCAATACGGAATATTTATATTTTTAGTTTCTTTATACCAATCTGTAACAACACTCCAACAATCGTGAACTCCCCAAACAAAAGTCCTACCAATCAAAGAAGGTGATTTAAATCCACTAGGTTCAAAAGAGGACCATTCTTTCATATGTGGACTGTATATAAACCAAGGTAATCCCAAATGCTCACAGCTTGCTTTGTCATTATCAGATGGTGTTAAAGGGCCAGTAGGATGACTATGAACTATTGCAGTAATTTCTCCAGTATCTTCACATTCTGCCCAATCATCAGGATCAATAATGAAATATTCAAACCCACTTTCTGCAATATTTTTACAAGGCCAGTAAGTTTCTTTTCCTTTTATAATTGCTAACAAACCACATGATTCCTGTGGCATACATTCTTCAGCGTGTTTTGCAGCTTCAGTTTTCCAAGTCATGCGTTAACAAAAGTACCAACAGAAGGGAAATCTTTTCTTGTAACCTGACGTTTTGGCGCACGAACTTCTTGTAGATCAAGAGCAGAAACAAGTTCAAATTGTACAATATCTCTAGTCTCTACAGTCTTCCTATTAATAAAATAAATCTCTTGAGGCAGTTCTGCTGTGTTATCAGGTGTTCCGTATGGATTTTTACTAGAAGGAAAGTTTGCAGCGTCTAGAAATTGAGCAAGGGTTCTTAGTCTTACAAATTTTGCTCCCTGTAGATCGTTAAATGGGGTTGTAGCGTTGACTGTTGCCATTAATGCTGTAATTGTTCCAAGAATATTAGAGACAGTTAAAGTAGGTCTTGGTAAAGTTCCCCTGCCACTGTATTCAAAGCCTGTTACTTCAAGTGGAAACTTATCATAAGTATTACCTTGCCAAATTATTGAAGCGTTACTATTCATTCCAACACCAGAATGAAATCTTGTGACATTAGTAGAGCCATGTAAAGCTGATACTAAAGTCAATGTATAAAGTTCAATAACTGATTTATTTGAAAGTGCCTGTAGTTCTGCTGTAGGTAATCCCATTTATGGTTCAAATACCTCCCTAAAAGTGCAGTTTAAAATTGCTCTATTGTTATAACTTATAGTTTTTGTCCAAGATTGACAAACATATTGTCCAGCACCAGACAATGTGACCGATACATTACCGCTATTTGTGGCACTATTAGCGGCTGTAACTGTAAAAGTATTTTGATCGGCTGCCGTTGCTATCGCAAAAGTACCATCCGTTGCAGATCCAGAAGTATAATCAATGGTTACAACATCACCGATAGCAAGACCATGATTTGTGATAGAAATTGTAGAAGTACTGGTTGACTGACTGTAAGTACCTGTTTTTGTGCCGCCTTCTGCTGGTGGTGTAAATGTAAAACTTGCCTGATCGTTCACTCTACTTCTTAAAAAGCCTTCAATGACATCTGATTCAGTCTCAGAGACTATAAAAGTAAGATCATATACTTTGGGGTCTTGAGTTAGTGGAAGCCCAAATAAAGCCCTAAACTCATAACCATCCCCTAGCTGTGTTGTTCTTATTCTAGGTGAGCTTGTTTTTCTCATCCCATAAGTCGGAGAGATACTTGGAAAAGTTGCCATGTTACCTCGCTAAAATACCGCCAGCCCTTTTTTGTTTTACAAGTTCTGCCTGTACAGCAGAAGCAATAGCTTGTCCTAATTGGTTTGCTGAAGGCTGATTCCCAGAAACCGAAGAACCCTGTGCGTCTACGCTCACGTTAACAATATTAGTAGTACCACCGCCAATCTTGTCGTTAGCTGTAATTGTTCCTGATCTGCTAGGGCTAAATAGTTCTGGCCCTTTTTCTCCTACTATGTAAGATTGTCCAGATCTTACAGGGCCACCTCTTTCTCTTTTTTTAAATAACCCACCCAAGAAACCGCCTATACTTCTACCAACACCAGAAACAGCAGATTGAATTTGAGTTTGTATAAGTTGTCTTTTTAAATCCTGTAAAACATTTGTTGCGGCCTGTGCTAAAGATTGTGTACCCATAACAGCATCAGTCAAGTTTGATACTATTCCTTTTTCAACACTTTCTCCAATTTCCATAAATTTATCTTTTAACTTATCTGCTTCTCTTGCGGTCTTTGTAACTTCTTCTGTTTGTTTTTTTTGTAGATCAGTATTCTTATTAATGATTTTGCCATTTTCTACGTTAATTTTTCTTATATTGTTTGTTGCTTCTCCTGTACTTTCAACACCTTCTTTTAATTGATTGACAGATTCAAGATTAGTATCAATTTCTACTTTAAGTTTTGGAAGTTTTACTCTGCCAAAAATAAACTTAAGGACAGGATTTTTATTTACAAAATCAACAACTTTTTTAAATTGTTTAACAATAAAACCAACCATCCCTCCTATTATTCTGCCTACATCTGCTCCTAGCTTGATTACGCTATCAGAAAATGCGGTAACTCCTTCTTTGACTCCTATCCAAGACTGTTCAAGATCAAATACAAAACTTGTAGCATCAACTCCAATAGCTTTTGCAATAGCTTTACCTACTTCATTAACAGCAGCAAAGATAGCTCTTACTGGTGTAAGAACAAGTTTAAAAGCAACCCCTAAAGCTTCAACAGTGACAGCCGCAACTTTTAAAGATTCTCTGATGATTACACCAAACTCAGAACCCTCTCCAGCTAAGTTTGTAAATGCAGTGCCTAATCTTGTAAGTTGTCCTTGAATTGTATTTGATGCTGTAAATGCAGCTTTCGCAGCAACGTCTTGAGCATTTGCTTGGTTTATAAGATTTTTATTAAAAGATACTAGCTGATCATTTAACAAGGGTAATACTGCTGTCCTTGCTTCAACAGATCCAAATAATAAAGCAAGTGTTTCTTCACTAGCACCACCCTTGTCAACAATTTCCTGTAATACACCGCCTAAACCTTTTGATTTAAGTGCAGCCGCACTAAAGTCTATACCAAGTTTCTCCGCAGCTTTAGCCGCTTCACCTGTTGGCTTTTGTATCGCAGCAATAACTTGTCGTAATCCAGCAAAGGTAGATTCAACAGGAACACCAGTTGCAGTGACACTAGATATTGCCGCATTAAGTTCATCTATTCCAACACCAGCACCAGCCGCTATAGGTGCAAGACGACCTATCTGTTGTGCATATTGTTCAACAATAATTTTACCATCATTCTGTGTTTGTACGAATCCATCAACTATCTTTGCCGCATCAGCAGAAGATTTGCCATAAGCATTTAAAACAGAGGTAGTTGCATCAGCAACAGTAGCTAAATCAGAAAATCCACCAGTAGCACCTAACTGTGATGCCTTTAATACTTCTGTAAGTTCTGCGACCTCACCAAAGCCAGCAGACGCTACATCATAAGACGCTGATAACAAATCAAGTTGGGATACTTGACCACTTAATTCATTTGATAAACTTGCAAGTTTTGGTTGTAATGTATCAACATCAACTCCAAGTGTTTTAACTTTCGCAGAAGCAAAATCTTGTTGAGCTAAAACCCCAAAAGCTTTAGTAAATAAACTTATGGCTGTAATTCCAAGAGTTATAGGGCCAAGAAATGCACCTAAAGCCGCAGCCGCACTTTTAAAAGACAAAGATGCCGCATTTGCTCCTTTAGAAGCACCAAAAAAACCTTTAGGTAATACTTTTAATCCATGATTTGCATCTTTTAATTTACTACTTGTACCACCTACAGTTTGATTAAATTTCTTTGCCTGTACATCAACATTCTTTAACGCTGTAACAGCTTGCGTAGCATTTACTCTTAGTTCTACATTAGAGACTGCCACGACTAAACAATAACTCCTTTAACTATACTTGGCTTTGCGTTGTGCCGCATCTGCCTGTTTCTTTTCTCTATCATACTTTAATTCATAGTAACCAGCAAAATATATCAACTCTTCATCTGTAAGTTGTGTTCTTAGTTCACTTACTGTCTTACCTAATTCTGTTGCAAGGAAAAACTCAAAATTTAACCAGTTATCCCCCTTTAATCTTCCTTTACTTTTGTAACTGTAACGTCAGCATTTACCCCAAATAAAAATAACTCAATCTCATTCAATACATTCTCTGGTAACTCCGTTTGTAAATTACCGAAGTCTGTAGGATGAAAAGCCTTTGTTCCATCTTCCAACTCAGCTAATTGACAAAGCATATGGGTTGATACAACTAAAGGGTCATCACTTCCAGCCCTATGTGTAGCTCTTGCCCTATCTGCTCTTGTTATGGCTTTAAAGTACAGAGAGACAACTACATTTCCACTGTCATCCTTTACATCAAACTTTCGCCTCTGGTTTAAATCAAAAGCGGCTTTTAATGTATCAAGTGTTCTTTGTGCTGGCATAAATTAAAGTGCGAAGTATTTTTAATTTACTATATAGCTGAAGTTATTGCACCAT